GAAAATACGCATACCCTTCCAAATACATTTGAGATGTTTGCAAAAAAGAAAGATACAGCTTTTATTGCGATGACTCAAGAAGCATCCATGAGAGCAGATGAAAGTGCCTTGGCTAGAAAACAAACTATGCCAGATAGAATTGTATCGTGCATTCACAAGATAAGGAAAGATAAATGATTTGTACGGGATATAATCCTCATATATTTAAACTACTAGAAAATCAAGAAATACTATGGAAGTGCAAACTTAACGATGATACAGTAGTTTGGTCTGATTTTGATAATCCAGAATACTTAGATAAAGATCCTTGGACAAGATTAAAAATATATTGTCATAATAACAATAAAACAATCACTGAAGTAAAAGTAACTTGTCCGGGAATGCCAGAAATTGTAGTTTATAGTGATCCCAATGGATTAGATAATATCTTTATAACTAGAGGAATGTCAAAAGATATAAATGACGATGACTCTATTCCGTTTAGATTTATGTGTTTTGGGAAACTTGCAGAAGATAACAAGATACATGTACAAAAATTCTACTGGCCAGAATTTGAATTAGCAGAGTATAATGAAATTAGAGAAGTGACTATTGAAAATGATAAGCTTCTCTATAAGAAGAAACAAATGTGCGGAGATAATTGTAAATGTCAAAGCATAGAACAGATCTAAGCAAATATAAATCCCCGTCCACCGGGGATTTTTGCACTCCTGCTCAGTATGTAGCTGAGATTATTTGTCAAAGACAAGCAAAGCACGAAAAAGCTGGAACATTACCTTATAAATTTTGGAATAAAGGTAAATGGAAAAGCATATACATTCGTCAAATTGGATTAGCAAATAAGCTGATCAAAGAATTTGGTGAAGATGCTATGATGAAATTTGTTAATTCCAAGGAAGGCATTAGGACTATTTCTCTGGGAGCTAGAAATGTCAAAAATTCTTTACAAAGAATTAGAATTGAGCTTGACAACGCCCCAAAGCATGATACAATTGAGATAATAGAAGTGAAGGAGTCAGTATACACTCCTAGACAATCTTTTGGAAATAAAACACTGTTGCAGAGACTAAAGGAAATTGAAAATGGCGACTGATAAAGAGTTTATTAAAAAATATGGTGACTATGTTACTACAGGAGATAAAGTCCTTGAAACAAAGAGAAATTACAAAACGATATCAATTAGTCCTGCTATTGATTTGGCTCTTGGTGGTGGTATCAAAGAGGGTTCTTGGATGATCTTATCTGGCCCCCCAAAGGCTGGAAAAACTACAACAACTATGCAGATCATCGCTAACTGTCAAGCTCTTGGTCGTAAGATCATTTATCTTGATGTTGAAGGTCGATTAAAAGAAATGAACTTTGAAATTCCGGGAATTGACCCGTCTCTAGTTCAAGTTATTAGATCTGGAGATGAACCGCTGGCAGCAGAAACATTTTTAGATATTGCAAGAAAACTAATATCAGACAAAGATAATGAGGGCTGCGTATTAGTCATTGACTCCATATCTTCTCTCATTCCATCTCGCGATCTTGATGAGGATATTAGCGGAATGACAAGACCGGGGCTTCCAAAGATCTTATCTGATTTTGTTAAGAAAACTGGACAAACGGTTCCTAATCAAAAATGCTTAGTAATTATGATTACACACATGATTACAAACACTAGTGGCTATGGTAAGTCAAAAATGGCCGATGGTGGCGTTAAGATTCAATTTCAAGCAGATACACGTATGGAAGTCAAAAGCGTAGCTCCTTGGGAAGCGGCAGGATCTTCAAAAGAAAACAAGAATGTCATTGGATTGAAAGTAACATGGGATATTTTATGCTCATCAATCGGATCACCATATAAAACTTGCGATAGTTGGATTAGGTTTGGGCAGGGTATTGACAAAGTACAAGAAATTCTTATGATTGCTATTGACCTTGGATTAATTTCAGTTGCTGGATCTTGGTATAATCTTGATTTTATTGAGACTGAAAAGGTTAAACTTCAAGGACAAGAAAAGGTATATAATTATCTTAACGAGCATTCAGAGTTCTACGCCTTGCTTGAACTTAAAGTTAAGGAAATGTTATATTGAAAATTATAGGATTGGATCAGCAAGAGTATTCATGGATTCCAAGTAATAATATTGTTGATACAGAAAAAAGATCTGGACTGCATAATAAAGCTAAAGAACTATTAAAGGAGAAGTATCCTAATGATAGGATTTTAGAAGAATTAATATTGCCCGGAACAAAAACATCAAATAGAAAATCCACCCTTAAGGCGGATTTTTTTATTCCTGTAAGAAAGCTTATTGTTGAAGTTCATGGTGAACAGCACACAGAGTTTAATAACTTCTTTTTTAAGAGTAAAATGGATTTTTACAAAGCTCAAGCTAGAGATAGGGACAAGAAGCAGTGGTGTGAAATAAATAATTTAGAATTAATAGAACTGTTCCATAACGAATCTATTGAAGAGTGGAGAGGCAAGATATGGAGGAATTAGAAGATAAGATAAAAAAGTTTCATGAGAACATTGACAATTGGATTAAAGAGAGTAAAATAGATTATGGTACTGACTTTGGGGACAAAGCAGATGAGGTGGGAAAGATACTACACTACTCTCGCGAAGAATTAAAATCCATGACGTTTCCAGATTATCAAGCCTCAATTTTCTTGCTCAACCAATACCTTATGCATCTCAAAAGCATTATAGCAAGAGAGAAAGCTGTTAAAGCTTGGGCAGAACAAGGTATATGGTATATTGTTACGGGCGTTAGCCATGATAAATATGCCAAATGGGAAGAGAAATATCATTCAGCTATTAGAAATCATAAATCAGGATTAAAGCTGCAAATGCTTAAAACAACAGCTGAGGCTAGAATATTAGCGGGGGAAGCAACAATTGGATCAGTAGAAACTGCTATGAAGGTTTTTGAAAATATGGGGAGAAATAAAAGTTATGAGCGATCTTAAAGAGCAAGCTAAAAAAATTATAGCCAAAGGAAAAGCTTTAGGGGATGTGGAATTAATCAATATGGGGCTTGAAATGCTTGATGGTTTTGACGCTGCAAAAGATTTACTAGATGAAAAGATACAACTAGCTAAAACTCCATTAGTTGACAGAATTCCGTCTATCATTCCGACTCCAAGTCAGCGACAACATATGAGGGCTGCATCAAGTAAAATTGATATTACAGATCAATTCAGAGTTAACAAAGAATCCGTAATCTCTGCAAAGTATGGCAAGAAAGTTTCTGTCTTGGTGGGCGAAAGAAATAATAAATTTACCGACGATGGAACTGAAGCATCAGATTTAAAGGGAAAAACTCCAGAATTTAAACCAGCAGAAAGAAGCAGAAAAGTTAAAACAGTTTCTGCTACATGTCAAGTATGTGGCAAGGTAGAAAAAGTAAATGAAATCTTTACAATTGGTCGTGAAGTTTATCGCTGTGAATCTTGTTTATTGAAAGGGAAATCATGAGTACATTTGAAAGTCGTGAATTAGCCGTTAAGTTACTTACGCCCACTGCAAAACTTCCAGACAAAGCTAATACATTTGATGCTGGATTAGATTTGTATAATGACGAGCAAGAGACAATTACAATTGCTCCGGGGCAACGTAGGCTTATCTCAACTGGCATTGCAGTAGCGATCCCAAAGGGCTTTGTTGGGCTAATTTGGCCTCGCTCTGGTCACGCAGTGAAGAAGGGGATCGATACTATGGCTGGAGTGATTGATTCGCCATACAGAGGAGAGGTGAAGGTTTTACTAGTTAATGAAAGCGATGAATATCAAACTTTTAATTTCGGAGATAAAATTGCTCAAATTTTAATCCAATACTCTCCAGATTTTACTCCTGTAGCTGTTGACAATTTAAGCGAAACTTCTCGCGGAGAAAATGGCTTTGGGAGTTCAGGGTCTTGACATATCTCAAAATAGGGTTTATACTATTCATAGCATTCTACTGTATAGTATCGTATAGAATAATCAGCGGCACAATCATAGGGGAAGTGAGAGACAGATGAATACACTAGTAGCACTGGCAGTAATGTCATTAGGTCAATTTTTTGTGGTTAATCCACAAATTCCAGTTGTGGTTCAGCAACCTCAACCAATCGTAGTCCAATATCAGTATGTAGTACAACAACCACAGTACATAATTGTACCTAGAGTAATTTATGTGCCAGTACAGGTTCAAACATACCAACCCGTATACTATCCATATCCAATCTATAGAATTTACCCTTAAGGAGAACGCAATGAGCGAAGAAAAGAATCCATTAAATGTTTATAATCAACTAGAGATTATTAAAAATGCTGTTGACCAGATTGAAACAATTCATGTATATGAACTTGCCAATCGCCAATTTGGATCTTCAGCAGAGGAAGAGCTAAGGAAGCGAATCGACGAGTTAGATAAGCAAATTCTTGAGTATGAATTGCAGCTTGCAGACTCGCAAGGTTATATTGACGATATATTAGATTCGAACAAGAACTTGCTTGAAGCAACTAATCAATTGGTCGCTGAAAAGAATCTAGCCTTAGAAAATCGCCAATTAACACAAGATCAGGCAGATAAAATAGTTTCTGCTTATCATCAATTGCCTTGGATTGTGAAGAAGTTTTATGGAGTGAATTAATATATATTGACGCTATATTATCAAATACCGTGTATTAATATATGTAATTAATATTTTCTGGTATTTGGTAATATAGGAGTTAACCATGTCTAATAAAAAATATGATCTTTCAGACGTACAACAGTTATTAAACGAAGGATATACTGTGCAAGATATAATGAAAATAAAAGGATGCAAGCATCATTTTACTATATATAGTTATATCAAACAAAATAATATTATATACGAATCAAGATATTCTAAAGATTTAACTGGATACGAATGGAATAATATGAAAGTTTTAAATTTAGACATATCGACAAAGAAAAAAGAAAGATATTGGAATATTGAATGTCATTGCGGAAACACATTTAGATTAAATACTTATGAAATTTTCAAAAGTAATCAAAAAAGTTGTGGATGCATTTTTAAAAGTAAAGCTTATAAATTAAGTCATCCGAACAGGACGGGTTATCAAGAAATATCAGGAAATTTCTGGTATGAACTTAAACAGAATGCAAAAGTTAGAAATATTGAATTTGATTTAAAAATAGAAGATTTGTGGGAATTATTAGAATTTCAAAATATGAAATGTAAACTAAGTGGAATATGTATAGGATTTGGACTTGAAAATGGAATGAATTCAAGAAAAGATACTACAGCGTCATTAGACAGAATAGATTCTAAAAAAGGATATACAATAGATAATGTACAATGGGTACATAAAAGAATAAATATGATGAAACAAAGCTTATCTGATGATGATTTTATATTTTTTTGTAAGGCGGTAGCAAATAATGTCAAATGAAGTTTTAATGAATTTACCCGTAGAACGGGCCGTACTCGCAGGAATTTGCCAGTACGGTTTAGAGGTCTATGTTGAGCTTGACTTCTTGCAAGCAGAATACTTTAGCCACGAATTAAATCAGGTTATATTTACATGCTTACAAGACGTTATCAACAATAATCAGAATATTGAATATCTCTCTATATTCTCAACAGCTCAAAAGCTTGGCGTGTATGAATTAATTAATAAAGCGACTGAAATGAGTTTCATACGGTCGCTTTTTAATTTCCCCATTAACAAAGATAACATCCCTAAATTTGCAGCTAAGCTAACTAAACTTAAATTAGCTAGAGATATTAAGAAGACGTTATCTATATGTGATAAGTCAATGACTAAGATCACAGGCGATGAGAGTGTAGAAGATATTATTGGCATGGTTGAAACTCCAATTATGGAGATTACATCTCTTGCATATAAAGAGCAGAACAATAAGACAGTCCTCTTGGGGGAAAATATTGATGAGTATGTTGAATATCTTATTAATAACCCTTCTGATTATCTTGGTATTCCTACCGGATTCCCTAGATTCGACGAAGCAATAGGTGGTGGACTCCGAAGAAAGTCAGTCACTCTAATAGGAGCTAGAACTGGGGTTGGTAAAAGCGTTATCTCTACTAATGTAGCTAAGTATGTTTCAGAAGCTTATGGCATTCCAGTGCTGTATTTAGACACAGAAATGGATCTTGGAGACCAAAGAAACCGTATGTTAGCAAACATTAGCGGAATTAAAATCAATGACATTGCAAAAGGGGTTTTTGCTAAGAGTTTTAACTCTAAAGAAAAGGTGATTGCCGCAGCTAAGCTGATTGAAAAGATACCATATCACTATATATCAATTGCTGGTCAACCATTTGATAATATCCTTAACATTATTAAAAGATGGGTTCATCAATATGTTGGATTTGATGAGAATGGTAGAACTAAAGACTGCTTAATTATATACGATTATTTTAAGTTAATGAGTTCAGCTGGGCTAACCGCTG